TATTTACTTTTAAAATATCTCTTAATACTTTTAAACCACCAAAAGCGGCTTCACCTTTACCCTCTACATCATAACCCATATTTCCTAATCTAATTATTTCAAATTTAGTAAGAGGATCTACAATACCTGCTTCGTTATAACCTATTCTACCACCATCAGCTGCCATCATAGTAGGTTGTTCCATACCTTGAGACTGTTCTTGTTGTTGCATTACTGCTTTAACAAATTGTTCAAAAGATAAATCCCCACCTTTGTTTTTATATTTTACAAATTCTGCCATTAACATTTGTTCTGCTTGTGCATTTCCTGCATCACCACCCATTGCTAAAAATGCTGGTTGTTGTCTTCTAGACATGCCTGCACCAGTTCTTGCGAAAGCCATTTCATCTTCTTCGTCATCTAATGGACCACCCATTGCATAACCTATTCTTCCACCGTCAGCTGCTGATTGTTGTGCATAAAAATTTTCATCAATATATTTTTTCTTAGGCATAAAATCTAAACCAATACCTTTAGTACCCATTCCGCTGTAAAAATCTTTTGCACGTTGTACTTGGTATCTTGGATCCATTTGTTCTACAGGACCTTCATCCTCGTCATCTTTGCCACCTAGGAAAGGCATTGCTAAAGCTGTAGCACCTAAGCCACCAGCTAACATTCTACCCATGCTAAAATCAGCTCCACTCTCTCCACCTTTTCTAAACATGTCTCCGATACCACCCATCATACCTTTACCGCTTTTTAATGCACCGAGTGTACCACTTCCAAAGTTTCCTAAATTTGCTAAACTAAATCTACCTAATCCTGCTCCAACACCGCCTGACATAAAAGATCCAGCTAACGCTCCACCAGCACCCAGTAAAGCCATCTTACCTATAGGACTCTTAGCAACTTTCTTAACAGCACGTGTAGCTTTCTTAACAAGTTTACCTAAAAAGTAACCCTGTCTTGGAGCATCTAAAGCCCCTAAGCCGCCTTGCATTTGTTGTGGTTGTTGCATTCTTGAAATTGCCATAATTTAATCCTAGTTTATCTGTTCTACTTGGTTTTACTAAACAAATCAAGAGCCGGCATGATAACTTTTACGTCCTGTGCCATCTCTTCTGCCTTAAAACCTTTAGCTTCCCAGTCTTTTCTTGTCTTAAAAACTTCACCAGTCTCGAGGTGTCTGTACGTTTCTTCTACTTTAGCTTCATATACTTTCATTAGTCTATTTTCTCCTTTAATATGTTTAAAAAACTAATTGCAAAATCAAATGAATCTGTAGTGCTTGATTGTATAGTAAAAGCAGATCCACCTTCTACTATCATCGGTTGAGTTAATAATTCTTTTGTAACATTAGCCGTCAATGCTACTGATTTAATAGCTGTGATACTATTATTTGTAACAGTAACAACAGGTGTACCAGCAGATGTAACTAATATAGATTTAATAATTATAGTTTCATTGACACCAGGTTTGCCTGTTGAAAAAACAGTTAATGCATTTCCCGTAGTGTCATTGTCTTTACCTACAAATTTGTATTGGTTTACTACTGCCATTATTCTAAAAAGAAACTCTTAGCTTCTATCTCCTGTTTTACTTCTTCCTGAAAAGAAGAATTTAATTTTGTTATAATACCATCAAGATCCCTGACCAATGATTGCATATTAGTTTGCTCGTATTCTTTTGCTGCTCTAGTTAATGATTGTACAATTTTTGCCATTATCTTTTCATTCCTCTTGCAGCTAGACCGCCGAAGAAATATCCAACTCTACCACCTTTTTCAAATCGTTGACCTCTTCCTCTATCTTGATAGTCTTGGGCTTCTTGAGCTGTGTTAGTTGCCGTGTGAGTTCCAGGATTAAAACCACCTCTTCCTGCGTCCTGATTAATTTGAGCATTTTTATTAGTTATAGTAGAACGGTGTGTGCCATATTCATTATCTCTTCCAGCATAATCAAACGCTCTTCCTCTACCTGTTGCATCATAACCTTGAGCGTCATTAATTGTATTTTGTCTATCAAAGTTAAGCTGCCTTTCCATTATAGCAGGTTGTAAAAATTTACTAAAATAATTTTGTTTTTTAAATTCTAATTCTTCCTCATCTAAGCTACTAAAATTCTTACCTAAGTTATCATAAGTATTTTGATATTTATCTACTTGATTCGCATACATGTCAGTTAAATCATTTGTTCCAAATAAAGATTGTAAATTTTTACCGGCTAAAACACCACTTGTAATTTTAGGTAAATTACTAATACTATCTTTACCATACATTCCTTGGTTTTTTAAAAAATCTATTTGACTTTGAAGGTCAGGATTATAATTTGCTGCGTTAGGGTTTAGTGCATTGTTTCCAGCTGCAAATTTCATTAACAAAGAGTTATCAAATATACCTTTAATCCCCTCTCCAATTGTATTTTTAAAATTTCCTACCCCTTCTTTAAAATTTGTAAATTTATCATTAATATAACTACTTGCTCCGGTGATACCATCTGTAAATCTTTTAGGTAAAGCTTTAATATCATTTAAATCATTTGTAAATTGAGTCTTCATTGAATAAGGTTCTTGAGATTTTTTAAAATTAACATAAGCACCAACAGATCCATACTTAGCTTGTAAAGCAGGGCTTTGAATATATTCATTAAAATATTCTGTGTCCATTATCTTAGTCCTCCTGGTGCAATGTCTAATCTAAACGTACCTAGTTTCCAATCTTGATTAACTGCTGTGTTAGAAATTTTTAATGCAACAGATCTTGCTCTTATTCTTGTGCTCTGAAAAGTTTTAGATGAGTTAATTGTAAATTCTTTTGTTGCTGGTGTGCTATTAGGATAAGCTCTTGTTGTAAAAGTAACTTTAGTGTCACCAGTTTGTGTAATAAAGTCAGGTATAAATCTACTTATTCTCATAATATATTCTCCGTCACCTCTAAGATCCGGTGTACCAACAACTTGTCCGGTACTACTTCTTCTTTGTGTAATATCAAAGTCTCCTGATTCTATAAAAGCTGGTATTGCTGTAGCAATGTTACCTGCATTTACTTGATCAGTCCCTGTTTCCTGGTTATAGTATATCGTACTACCTTGTGTATTACCAGTAACATCAAAAGAAGCATTATCGTTTGATCCATAATATGTAGCGTGTGGCCTATTAAACACGGCAGAATCTTGCCATGCAGTTCTAGCTAAAGTACTTGTTGTCCATATTTGACGTTGAGCAGAAGAATCTAAATAATTATAGGTTACTGCTCTATCGACTTCATCGGAATTTTCACTAGGATAAAACCAGTTTATCTCTCCAAACAAATTGTTTAGTCCACAGTTAATTAAATCTCTAGAGGTATCATTGACACTGTCGTAAACAAAATCCTCTACAAGACAATACATAGATTTTAACTGACCATCGTAAGTAAAGAAGCCATTTTCTGACATCCAATAAGCAGAACCATCTACTTCCACACACGCATTTTTGCCAAATAATCCACAGTTAGTCCCCACCTGTTCAAAGGAGAAAGTAAAAGGTTGTCCTACAAATTTCATTAAGAACAATGCAGTATCGGTCCAAACGTAGATTGCATCTCTACCTTTAATAGCTCCCATAATTTTAGAACCATCAGCAATTCTTTGCGTACCTGCAGTATTTTCAGCTCGTACGGTGTATGAATCTGTTTGATCAATACTTTCTTGGTCCGAGAATCTTATAAACATATCGTCTTGAGTAGTAGGGTCCCCAACAGTTGTCTCTGTTCCAAAAAATACTAAGTGTCTGTCAGGAGTTGAAACTAATACATGACGTGACGCTGTTGGTGCATTAGGTAATACGGTTGCTCTGTTTCCTGTTGCACCAGGAGCTGCTGCATCCCATTCAAAACATTTGTCATTATAAATAAGTGCAATAAGTTTTGTACCAAAATTATCTAATACCCATAAACCAGGATCAATAGTAAAGTCAGTAGAAGATGCAATACCCCAACCTGAGTATGAAGTTATATTTGTAACTGTAGCTCCTGAAGAATGTGTGGCTGCTGTAGTTCCATTAACCTCTCTAGCCCCACCGCTTAAAGTATTCGTGGTAGTATTATTGTTTGTAAAAGAAATAAATTCAGTCCCTATTTGTATCGTACCTGAAGACGGAAATGCTGACGAATCTGTTAAAGGAATAACAGTTACAGCATCATTAATAGTAGAAGCTAGTGTTGTAGTTGCTGCGCCTAAAACTGTACCACCAAATAAACCTGTACCCCAACCAAAACCACCTAATTGTTGAGCTGGTCCAACAGTATAATAACATAGTATAGAAGTTGATCCTGCGTTTGTAACCGGTGTCCCCGTTTCCTGGGCAGCCATTGTAATTGTAAAAATTGTACCGCTAACTACAGAGGTAACCATAAATTTTTCATCTTCAAACGTAGCGTTGGTAAATGTGGAACCACTTAATCCTGAAACTGCATCAAACATTACGATATCATTTTGAAACAAGCCATGATTGCCGGTACAAGTTATCGTAACAGTTGTCGAACTTGATGTGCTTGTAAAATTAGCACCGGTTAAGGTAGCTCTAATAGGGTGTATATCATAATACACACCTCCTGAAAAAACATATAGAATACTACTAGTGCCTATTGCTGCATATTTAACGCCAGCATTATCATCCCAGTGATGTATTGCTCTTGCAACACCTGTTAATTTATCATCACCTAATTGAGACCAACCTCCTATTTTTTCCGGGCTGCCATATCTAAAACGAACAAAGTCACCATCAAACCATTGACCTTCGGCCCCTGTTTCTGTGACCTGTTTGTTAAACCCTGGTGCAAAACCTAATTTTTGTAGCATATTATCTATTTATCACTTAAATTTACAGTATACAATTTTTTAAAAAAACCTATAATACATGTTTTTATGAATCTTTCCATAGGAACTCCGCTTTTAAAAGCGCACTTTAATAATCATTTAAATATCAAAGATAACCTATTATCTTTAATTGATCAATCAAAAATTAAATTAGACAAAGAAAAATTTAAAGATGTTTTTCACAAATTAGATTGGAACAAAGCCTCTAATTTTAACAGACCATGGGTTAAATACTGTCTTAAAGATATACAAAACCAGCTATTAAAAATGACCTATGACATAGGTTTTAAGTCAATTAAAATAAATGATCTATGGTTTCAACAGTATGGCAAAGA